GATGAGTTCGGCTTTGTGGGCGACCGCGGCGAGGCTGACGAGGCATTTTTCCTTGCATGCAGCCCAGCCACCATCCTGGCCCTGCTCGCGGAGATCGAGCGATTGGCGGCTGATGAGCAGGAGGCGACAGCCCTATGCAGCCGCCTTTCCGATTTGCTGCGTGATGTGGCACTAGCCGTTCGCGGCCCGGAAGAACCATTGAAGCGCCATGGATTCGCTGACCTGCCATCCCGTGTAAAGGCGGTAGTTGCAGAGCGCGACCAGCTCAAGGCCGAGAACGAAGACTACAAGTCCGGGCAGGAGCGATATGAGCAGATCATCGATGACCTGAAGGCTGAGAACGAGGCGCTGCGCAAGCATATCCAAGAAGGCATTGGGCTTATGCCGCTAGGGACGGCAAAGCGCGCTGCCTGGGTTGTAGGCGCATTGGGCTCAACCCCCATGGACAAGGAGGCGCAGTCATGACCGGCATGGCCAAAAGCGTTTTCAACATGCTGGAAAAGGTCTTCACCGCAGAGATCGAAGGCCGGCTGCCATACCAGACCAAATCCAAGTTAGCCGCTGAAATGGAAGAGTTCGGCTATTTGCAGTCTGGTAGCGAGCACATGGGGATTGTCACTGTGTCCGGTTACTACCTGACTCATGCCGGGCGCCTTGCCTACTGTGAAGAGTGCCGCGATTTGGAGGTGCCCCATGGCTGAACTCGCACTGATTCGCACGCCGCAAGGTCTGGTCCCGGCCACCGACGCCGACCGCGAAACCATCCTGCACTGGAAGGCTGGCCAAGTCATCCACGGCAAGTTCACCAAGATGCGCAACGCCAAGTTCCACCGCAAGTTCTTCTCCATGCTGGATCTGGCGTGGGAGTACTGGGAGCCCTCTGGCGGCCTGGTGCCTCGGCAGGAATTGCGGGGCATCCATGGGCTGGCCAAGTACTTCGAAGAGCTCAACCAGCGCCCAGGCCAGCTCACAAGTGCTGTGGAGGCATACATCGCCAAGCTGGAGGCCGACCGCGCCGACCGCTTCCCGGTGGTGGACAAGAGCCGCGAGGCATTCCGCGAGTGGGTAACCATCGAGGCTGGCCACTTCCACCTGGTGCAGACGCCAGATGGCGTGCGTAAGGAAGCCAAGTCGATCAGCTGGGCGAACATGGACGACACCGCGTTCGAGCCGCTGTACCGCGACGTGTTCAACGCCTGCTGGCGGCTGGTGCTGTCGGCGCATTTCGAAACCGAGGCTGCTGCGCTGGCTGCTGCCGACATGATGGGGAGCTACGCATGAAGCCAGGATACGGAGCAGTCACAGCACTGCTTGGCGGCGCATTGGCCGCACAGTTGGCCGTAATGGGGATTTACATGAACACCCCTGGCTTCTGGATGATCTTCGGCACCGCGCTGGCTATGGGTGGCGTGTTCTACAAGTGGGGTGACGAGGCATGAGCCAGCAATGCGAATGCCACCGCTGCATCGAAGAGCACCGGTTAGGCATGGAAGGTCCATTCGGCTGGGTACCGTTGTCGTTTACCAAGATGATTCTGTGCCCAGTGTGTGGCTGCAAGCGCTGCCCCCATGCGAGCGATCACGACCTGGCGTGCACCGGAAGTAATGAGCCAGGTCAGCCAGGGAGTGTGTACCAATGACCGCGCTGAAAAGGACCAAGCCCAAGAAGTGCCGCGCCCCAGGCTGCGGCAAACCCTTCCACCCGACCATGACCACCCAGCGGGTATGCAGTCCAGCCTGCGCCATCGCCATGGCCAAAGACCCGAAGCTCCAGAAGATCGCGGCCAAGGCCATCACCAAGCAGGCCCGGGAAGACCTCAAGGAGCGTCGGGAGAAGCTGAAGACTCGCCGCGAGCATATGGCTGAGGCCCAGACCGCGTTCAACGCCTACATCCGCGAGCGCGACGCCGGCCTGCCGTGCATCAGCTGCGACTCGAACCCGAGCGATCACGACCTCATCACCGGCAGTCGCTGGGACGCGGGCCATTACCGTTCAGTGGGCGCCTGCCCGGAGCTGCGCTTCGAGCCGCTGAACGTCCACCGCCAGTGCGTGAAGTGCAACCGGAACCTGTCGGGTAACGCGGTTGAGTACCGCATCCGTCTGGTGAAGCGCATCGGCGCCGACCAGGTGGATTGGCTTGAAGGGCCTCATAAGCCCCAGAGCCTGACCATCGAAGACCTGCAGGCCATCAAGGCCCTGTACAGGCAGAAGCTCAAAGACCTGAGGAGGACTGCAGCATGACACCAGCATGGGGATTCCTGATTTTGGCCACCCTCATGGTGGTGGGTGGTGTGGCGCTGTCCTGGGCTGGGGCAGTGCGCCGCAAGCGGTACTACGAAGAATTCATTTTGAGAAAGGCCAAGCGGGCAGGGGGTGAGCAGTGAGTTATCAGAACGTGGTATCGGCAGTAGTTCGCGCCCTGGCGGCCGATACGATCAACAGCGCGGGCGGCTGCAACGTCGAACCGCGGGTTCAGACCAGCAAGCTCAAGGGGGAAATATCGGGGAAGGATGCCGCACTGCTGGCTGACTCGATCGTGCACAAGCTTCTGCATGCCCAGCTCAGCCCGCGACACTGGAATGCCCTGGTGGCGAAGTACAGCACGCACAAGGGGCGGAAGATCGATTCCATTGGGCGACTGGTTGCCATCGTGCCAACCCCGGCGCCGAAGCGCTTCACTCAGCAGGCAGTTCTGGTCTGGGCGGTACCGCAGCAAACGAAGGGCATTCAGCGCAAGGTGCCCCAGTTCACGGCGCCCGAACCACGCGAGAACGAGGAGGAAGGGCAGTGGGATTGGCGCAACAAGGCCGCTGCCGCTGCCGTTGAGCGCGCCAACAAGAATGCCCGGGCGTTGGCTGAGGTGAAGCCAGGGGAGATGATCGTCCTGGCCGACTCGAACTACGACATGACCAACTGGGATTCCCAAGGCCTCACAGAGCGCACATACCAGCGCTGGAATCGGGCTATCAAGGGCGCTCTGGAGTTGCTGGTGAACGAGGCGCTGGTCGAGGCTCAGCACATGCTCGAAGCGATTGGGGTGCTATTCGACGAGGCCGCGTGAAAAGGGCCTCAAAAGGGCTTGCAATATCATGTCGCCATGTCGTAAATTTGCTACATCCTGTCATTCCTGCGCGTGTTGAGGAGTGACACACAGAACCCGGCCATTGCGCCGGGTTTTTTATTGCCCCATGAGGGCCTCAAGAGTCCCGGCCCAGTGCCGGGATTTCTGTTTCTGGTGCAGGGACCCACTGCCAGTGTGGCCCGCAAGGGATAACTGGACGCGGATAAGCCGGTAGTGCCGCGATGCAGAAAAAACACCGGCAGCCCAAGCGCTCGCACCTCACATGCTTCGCGGGTGGCTTGAGGCGGAACCGATGAGACCAATGCAGCAGGGTGTTGGCGTCGGTGAGGCCTTTGGCGGACAGGTGGGGAGAGACCCACGCAAAGCGGGTAGCGCAGGTCGCTAGACAGCCTTCCAAGCTGACGATCAGGGTTCGATTCCCTGTATCCGCTCCAATCATTGGCAAGTAGCACAGCGGTAGTGCTCCCGGCTGTTAACCGGGCGGTCGCAGGTTCGAATCCTGCCTTGCCAGCCATTCGCCGCTATAGCTCAGCAGGCAGAGCGTCCGCCTTGTAAGCGGAGGGCCCAGGGTTCGAATCCTTGTGGCGGCACCATTTCATGCCCAGCTACGGAGTCGAGTGCATGGAGTTTTTTCACCGCATGCTCGACAAGCTGGACTGGGCTATTGCGGGCCTATTGGGGGCCTTGGTTGCCACCCGCTGGCACAAGGACGACCTGACGGACCGAAAGGCCTGGATTCTCTTCCTTCTGACCGGCATGGCCTGCGCCCACTACCTCACCGGCATGGTCAGCAACTACTTCGGGATCACCGAGCCGCGCAGTGTCGCTGGCGTCGGTTTCCTGCTCGGCACGTTTGGTGGCTCACTCATTGCCGCCGTAACCCGAGCGATCAAAGCCGCCGATCTCTGGTCTGTGATCAGGTCCAAGTTCGGAGGGCCTAGCTCATGACATACGAATACATCAACGCCATCGCGGCCGGGGTCATCGCCATCTGGGCGACCTGGTGCGTGCTGAGCGGCAGAGTTCGCGACGGTGTTATCGGCAAGATCCTGTATGCGGTCATTGCGATCAGCGGGTATGCAGTACTCGCCAGGTCAGAGCGTCTTTTCTTCACCGCCAACACGGCCTGGGCTACGTTGATGGTCGCGCTGGCTCTGGCCGGCATGCGGCACATGTTCATGCTCACCTACTGGCCTCGGGTCAAGCGCTGGATCTGCCGGCACTTGGACTGCGAGCGCTGCAAGCCAGCTGACTGAGCAAGAGGGCAAACCCATGTCGACATTGCTCAGGCTTATGCCGCCATGGGGATGGCTACTGCTTGCTTCGATTGCCCTGCTGGCCGTGATGTACGTTCGCCTCGACAGCGCGCACACAGAATTGAATGAGGTCTCTGGCGAGCGAGACACGGCTATCGCAAGAGCGGACTCCATCGCCAATACGCTGAACTTGCAGCGACAGCTCACCAAAGACATAGAACAGGTTTCCGAAAATGCACAGGTCAAGACTCAGCAGGTTACGGCTGCCGTTGCTATCGCTAATGGCCTTGCTCGCAGCCTGCAGCAACAGGTCGACGACCTGCTCGCGAGTCGAGAGCGCTGCCCTTCCGCGCCTCCCAGCGGAGGCAAGACAAGAGACGACCTCGCCCCTTTGCTCGCCGACCTGCGTAGAAGCGCTGACGAAAGAGCGGGAGAGCTGGCGGCAGCGCTTGATCGAAGCCGAATAGCTGGACAGGCATGCGAGGCGGCGTACGAGGCAGCACGAACCTCAAGATAGTCGCGCCACAAAATCATGAAGTGCCATTTCGTGGCGCGGAGTAAAAACCTGTGACCACATCAAAACCGCGAATTCAAGTGCCATCTGGCGGGATTGTCACATCGGACAGTCTTTCCAACCTGGTAGCCAACATCGGCACCAACCGCGACAAGCGCACGCACAACCGGTTCGGGTTCCAGTTCGTCACGCCGTATGAGTTGGAGGCGGCCTACCAGTCCAACTGGCTGGCCCGGCGCATCGTGGACAAGCCCAACGAAGACGCCCTGCGCGAGTGGCGCACCTTCTCAGGGAAGGACGCAAAGAAGATCGCTGCTGAAGAGCGCCGCCTGGGCGTGCAGCAGAAGTACCTCGATGCATGCTGCTGGGCGGACCTGTACGGCGGCGCGGCCATGCTGATGATCACCGGGCAGGACCTGAGCAAGCCGCTCAACCTGGACAAGGTGAAGAAGGGCGGCCTGAAGAACATCGTCGTGTTCGACCGTTGGGACATCCAGCCGAGCCAGTTCAACTTCACCGACCCTCTGGCTCCCAACTGGATGCTGCCCGAGGTGTACACGGTGGTGAACGGCCAGCAGCCGATCCACTACTCGCACGTCATCCGCCGCACCGGTGCCCGCCTGCCGCGTCGTATGGCCCAGTTCGAGCAGGGATGGGGTGACAGCCGCCTGCGCCGCTGCATGGAAGACCTGCGCGATGTGGTGGCTACCAAGGGCGGCATTGCCTCCCTGGTGCTTGAGGCGAACGTCGACACCATCAGCGTGAAAGGCCTACAGGGTGCATTGTCCAGCGCACAGTGCGACCAGATCACCGAGCGCTACCGCTTGTTCGGCATGCTCAAGGGGATCATCAACCTTGGCCTGCTGGACCAGGACAACGAGGTCTATGACCGCAAGAGCATCGCCTTCTCTGGCCTGAGCCAGATCATGGAACAGTTCATGGTCTGGACTGCCGGCGCCGCAGAGATGCCGGTGACCGAGCTCTGGGGGCAGTCAGCTGCCGGCCTGAACTCGACCGGTGACGGCGACCTCAAGACCTACCACGGCACCATCAAGGGCAAGCAGGACGGCCAGATGCGCCGAGACCTTGAGCGCCTGGATGAGGTAATGATCCGCTCCGCCCTTGGCACATACCCCGAAGACATCGAGTTCGAGTGGAATCCGCTCTACCAGAAGTCGAGTGTGGAAGAGGCTCAGGAAGATCTGGCAGACGCCCAGGCCGACCAGCTCAACATCGAGAGCCGTATCATTCGCCCAAGCCATGCCATGCGCCGCGCTCAGGCCAAGGGCCGATACGCCATCACCGACGAGCAGATCGCCGCCCAAGAGCAGCGCGAGAAGGACGAAGACAATGGCCTTGGCTCCGAAGAAGACCTCGAAGCCTTCACCATTGGAGGTTCTGACGGCGACAAACAAGACCCTGCTGGCGAGAAAGAGAAAGCCCCGGGAGCCTGATCCAGTTCGCCCCAGTGGCGACGCTGAGCGGTTCTACCGGGGCAGCCTGAATCAGCTGGTCCGCGCCATGTCGCAGCAGCTGTATGCGGTGCTTGGCCCAGAGCTTGCCCGCCTCAAGCCGCAGTACACCGCCGACAGTCAGGTCACCCTGGATGGCTGGACTGACGAGATCCTCGCGGTAATACGCCGGGTGTCGTCGACGTTCACCGCCAGCCTGTTCGATCAGCAGGCCCGCCGGGTAGCTGCTGGCACCATCAGCCGCGCCGAAGCCGACAACGCCGAGGATTTCCGCAAGTCGGTCAATCGAGCCGTGGGCGTGGATTTCAGCCTCATCACCAAGCCAAAGGGCATGGTGGACTACCTAGAGGCCTCGACCGCCGAGAACGTCAACCTGATCAAGTCCATCCCGCAGGAGTACTTCCAGCGGGTGGAGACGATAGTGCTTGGCGGCATGAAGAGTGGCCTAGCACCCACGGCCATCGCCAAGCAGATTCAGGAACAGACCGGTGTCAGCGCCAGGCGCGCCAAGCTGATCGCGCGGGACCAGGTGTCGCAGCTGAACAGCGACCTGACCCGGCAGCGGCAGGCAGCGGCAGGGATCGAGTTCTACCGCGTCGAGACAGCCAACGACCAGCGCGTCTCTGGCGACCCCAACGGCAAGTACCCCAACGCCAAGATCAGCTGCTACGGCATCGCCAAGCAGGACATCGGCTATGGACCTGGCGTGTACAAGGTCAGCGAAGGCGCCACCTGGCGCGGCGTGACCAACCTGCACCCGGGCAAGCACCACCCGCTCTGCCGGTGCGTAGGGATATCCCTCATCCCCGGCGTGAACTACTTCCCCGACAAGAACGGGTAGCACATGAAGAAAATGACCATCGACGCGGCCTTCACGCCGACGTCGCGCACTCGCACGCCTGAGGGTTACCTCTGCGTGAAGGGCATCGCGGCCCGCACGGGGGTGTACCAGTACGTTTCGACTGAGCTGGACCTGCCGGGCCCGGCCCGCATCGTCAACGTCTACAAGCCAGCCGATGAGCTGTTCAGCCCTGAGTCCATGGCCACAGCGATCGACAAGGACGTGACCAACGATCACCCAGGCGACCTGGTTAATTCGACCACCTTCCGCGATGTATCGGTTGGCCATGCACGCGGCTATGAGCAGGATGGCGAAAACGCGGTCGTCGACATGATCATCAAGGATCAGTCAGCCATCGACGACATCGAGTCGGGCAAGGCTGAGCTCTCACCTGGCTACACCGCCGAATACGTTCCTGAGGTTGGCGTCGCCCCTGACGGCCAGTCCTACGAGTACGTGCAGCGGATCATCAAATACAACCACTTCGCGGTTGTTGATGCAGCGCGGGCAGGCAAGGTCGCCCGCATTTTTGACCACAAACCGAAAGGTGTACCAATGGCACAACGGAAAGTCTTCTTAGACTCCAAGAAAAGCCGCTCCATCACCGTTGACGAAGAGGTTGCTCTGGTAGTCGAAGACGCCATTGGCACCCTCCAGAAGACTCTGGATGAAGCGAACGAGCGCGCAGACAAGGCCGAAGCGGCCAAGGATGAAGCCGAGGAAAAGGTGGCAGAGGCGAAGAAATCGACCTCCGACGCAGCCATCGGCGAGCGCGTCAAGCTCACCCTCGACACCATCGCCTCTGCCTCGAAGATCGTGAAGAACTTCGACGCCAAGGGCCTGGTATCCCCGCTGGAAATCAAACGTGCCGCCCTGGCCCAGCTGAAGCCTACCCGCGACTGGGCCGGCAAGTCCGAGGCCTACATCACCGCCGCGTTCGACTCCGCCGAGGAGGACGCAAAGGAAACCAACGACGAGGATGACGAGGACGACAAGAGGTCGACCAACGACAGCCTGCGCGGCCTGGCCAACGACCTGAAGAACCGTCCGAAGCTCACCAGCGACGGCTCCGAGGCCTACAACAACTTCCTGAACGGGGTGACCAAGTAATGGCAATCGCAATCGATACCTTCAGCCAGTACGCTGGCAAGGCCTTCGAAGGTCAAATCAATGACCTGTCGATGGCCGACATCACCTCTGGCGTGGCCGATGTTGCCATCCCGTTTGCCCGAGCCGTCGTGCAAGGCTCCGGTGACAAGCGCGATGCCCTGCCAGGTGCAGGCGCAGCCTTCTTCAAAGGCATCTCGGTTCGCAAAACCGTCGGCGTCAGCTCTAGCTACGTCACCGGCTCCGCTGCCAACCCCACCAACGGCAACGCAGTGGGCGGCTACCGCATCGGCGAAGAAGTTAGCCGGGTATCCCACGGCCGCATCTGGGTGCGCACCGTTGACGGCGCGACCGTCGGTGCTCAGGTGTATGCCAAGCCCACCACGGGCGAGCTGACCAACGCCGCTACCGCAGGCAACCACCTGCTGCAAGGCTGCACCTTCCTGACCGCTGCTGCGGCCGGCGAGCTGGCCCTGATGCAAGTCAAGGCTCTCAACCCCACCACCATTGCCGCCTAAGGAGCGCTCACATGAGAACAATGGACGCTGCGGCCCAGGCGCAACTGGGCTTCCTGGTCGGTAACCTGACCTACATCGAGCAGGAGGTTCTGCGTCAGCCGTACTCGGAGATCAAGTATCCCCGCGTACTGGCCGTGGACACCTCCGCCCCGGACTACATCGAGTCCATCGGCTTCAAGGTGCTGGACTACAAGGGTGAGCCGGCGCCGATCGGTGACCTGTCGCACGACTTCCCGCTGGCCGAGATCGCTTCGAAGATCGGCGGTGTGGACGTTGTCCAGGCTGGCCTGGGCTACACCTACACCCAGATCGAAGTCGGCAAGGCCATGGAAATGGCCAATGCGCAGGGCTTCGGCGGCGCGATCAACTACCTGGCCGAGAAGCCGATCGCCACTCGAACCCTGACCGAGCAATGGCTGGACCGCGTGGCCTTCATCGGCGATGCGCGCTGGCCTTCGCTGGCTACCGGCGGCCTGATCAAGTATCCGGGCGTTCCTGTGCTCGCCACCGGCACCCTGCTGGGCGGCGCGAACAAGACCTTCGCTCAGATCCTGGCCCAGGCCCCGGACACCGCCGCCAGCGAAATGCTGACCCTGCTGAACAACCTGATCCTTCAGGTTTACCAGGTGCAGACCAACAGCATCTTCCGCCCAACGCACATCCTGCTGCCGCTCAAGCAATACGGCCAGCTGACCACCTTCCGCATCCCGAACACTGCGGAAACGTTGATCAGCTACTTGGAGCGCGTGCTCAACGTTACCTTCGAGCCAATCCTGCAACTGGCCGGTGCCGGCGCTGGCGGCACTGACCGAATGATGGCGTACACCAAGAACGCCCAGTTCGCGAAGTTCCACCTGCCGATGCCGTTCCAACTGAATGCGCCAATCCCGTCTCACGGCGGCCTGCGCTTCGAAGCTGCTGGCGTTGTCCGCACTGCCGGTACCGAGCTGCGGGTTCCTCTGTCCCACGCCTACGTAGACGGCATCTAAGGGGGTCACCATGTCTTCGAAGAAGATCTACACCAACGTCAGCGCCAACCCTGTTGTCCTCTCGGACGGCAGTTCGGTGCAGCCTGGCGACCAGACCACCGAAGATCAGTTCGACCTGGCCAAAGGTTCGCTCTGGGAGCAGCACGGCCTGCTTGTGGCCGGCGCGCCTGAGCAGCCTGACGATGCCAATGGCGACCTGCAGGCGCTGACCGACGAGAACACCCAGCTCAAGGCTGACTTGTTCGCAGCCCAGGCCAAGCTGTCCGAACTGGAAGCCTCCACCAAGGGCCATCCAGAGCAGGTCAAGTCGCTGGAAGATCGACTCACCCAGGAAGCGGCCCGTGCCAGCAAGCTGGAGAGCGACCTGAAAGAAGCCCAGGCCAAGCTGGCCGGCAAGAAGTAGCCCAGTGTCACGGCCCCTCATTGGGGCCTATGACTGGAGATCCCGATGGCTTCCATCACGAACAAAAGCTCGCATCGCATCGACCTGGCCGACCTCTCATTGGAGCCGGGCGAAGTGATCGCGCACTTCGACGACCGAGAGGCGGAGCGCCTGAAGTCGACGAACTACTACCGGGCCGGCTGGATCAAGGTTGGCCCATCCCCAGATCCTGAGCCGTCCACCGAGGAATGACCCGTCATGGCCGAACTGAACATCCCAGTAACGGCCGAGATGGTCGCCGAGTTCCGCGAGTTCTACGAAGAGTTCGCTGACCCGGCCAAGTGGCCGGACGCCAAGATCACCAAGGCGCTGAACATCGCCAAGGGCGAATTCGGCACTTGTGGCAACTGGGGCCTGTACAAGCCCTATTCGTTCCTGCAGCGCGGCTGGTTCGCGTTGGCAGCCCACTACCTGACCTGGAATACAGCGACGACTGCCGCGACCGGTGCCGATGGTAGCGCCACCACGCCATACGCTGTGTCCAGCAAGAGCGTTCGTGATGAGTCGGTGTCCTACGCCGTCCCGGCCGCGAACGCCTCTCTGACGGCTTGGGAGGCGGCTCTGGCGCTCACGCCTTACGGCCTCGAATACCTGCACCTGCGGCAGCGGGCTGGCATGGGGGCGATCTGCGTATGATCCGGCCAACCGCAAGCATCATCGGTCGCCAGCAAATCGAGCAGGCGATGAAGGACCTGGCCACCCGGCTAGAGCGTGAACAGCGCGTGCTGGTAGGCGTCCCCGAAGGCTCAGGGTCCTATGAGGATGGTCTGACCATCGCTACCATCGCCGCCGTGAACAACTTCGGCAGCGCTGACGGCCGTATCCCGGCGCGCCCATTCCTCCAGCCTCCAATTGAGGATGGAGCGCCGATGTACAGGCGCCTGGCCGAAGTCATGTTGCCACGCGTGCTCTCGGGTGAGATGGAGATGCGCACCCTGCTCGAGCAGCTAGGCAACCTGGCAGAGGGTCACGTCAAGCAGTACATCACCGATCTGCGCACCCCGCCGAACGCCCAGTCAACCATCGACAAGAAGGGTTCCGACAACCCACTTATTGATACTGGCGCGCTGCGGCAGTCCATCCGCTACGTCATTGACGAGAGCACCGATCCTCTTGAGGAGGGCATCTGATGAAAGTCAAAGTTGGCGACACATGGTTTTCGACAGACGACCAGCCAATTGCTGTGATGTTCGACGACGAAGAGCTGGAACTGGTCAAGGAGATGAATCGCGAGACATGCCCCAACCTCAGGTTCGGGACGGGCTTCGATGATCCAGTCAAACTGCTCGAGTGGATGCGCGAGTAATGGGCCTGAACATGCGCGACCACGTCAGCGGCCCATTCGTGTCGCACCGCGGCGTGCAGCGGATGCGGTTCAGCAGCGAGATCAGCGACTTCGAACCGAAGCTGGTCATGACGTTGCTCGACACGTTCGACGCCAACATCCAGCCGGCCAGCGACAAGGAGATCGAGTTCCTCCAGATCGGCGCCGAGCGGATCAACGACATCAGGGTCATCCACCGAAACGACGGCAAGGGCATCGAGGTATCCACCCCGGGAAACCTGGCCGACATCCTGGTCTTCGCCGAGACCCCGGACAATCCCGTCACCTGGTGGAAGGCAATGGCCACCGACTACCGGCCCTGGCACAACTTCTGCCGGGCTGTGATCGCCAAGCTGGACCCGGCCGAAATCGAGAAGCTGCAGGGGTACGCCAATGGTTGACACCATCGCCCTCACGAAGGTCGTGTGCCAGATCGTGGTCGCTGCCACTGGCCTGCCGGCCAACAAGGTGATCGCCGGCGATCCAGGCACCTCGGCGCCCACTGGCACCTACGCCGCAGTGCGCATCGACAGTCCTGCCCAGTTCGGCCAGGCGCTCAAGACGCAGCGTTCCGCGCCAGCCACTGATGACCCCCGCTACGAGGACATCATCGAGCGCGTGGCCACCCAGTTCACCATCGGTTTCAGCATCAACATCTACCGGGCCGGCGCCATGGGCATGGCTATGTCCCTGTGCGAAGCGAACAAGCGGGAGCCGATCAAGAGCATCCTGCGCCGCGCCAAGCTGGGCTGGTCCCGCACATCACCAATCAACAACCTGACTGGCCTCTACCAAGCAGCAATGGAAGAGCGCTCGCAAACCACCCTGTACCTCTACGGCGAATCCGTAGCAGAAGACCGAATCAATCGGATCTACCGCGTCGGCTTCGAGGTTCAAACCGAACAATCTGGCGCCATCGCGCAAGGGGAAGTAAATGCCTTATCCGGCTGAGAACATCATCAACATTGTCACGAGCATCCGTGCAGCCGGCCTGGGCACTGCCAACTTTGGCGCTGGCATGGTCTTCGCGGACTTCGACTCGTCCACAGACGCTACCTTTGCCGAGGGCTCGTACCGAGACTACGGCGGGGCCTCGGCGGTCGCGGCAGATTTCAGTATCGCCTCCGACCCCTACCTCGCTGCGCTGGCCTGGTTCTCGGCGGTGCCGAAGCCTCGCAGCCTGCGCATCTACCTGCGGCAGGAGGACGACACCCCGGTCGAGTCGCTCAATGACGCCATCAACAAGCGCATCTGGTTCTACTGGTATGAGTTCGAGACCACGATCCGCGCGAACGACGCTGATGTGCTGGCCCTGATCGCTGCCGGTGACGCTGCGGGCAAGTTCTACGCTGGCACTACCAACCAATCCTCGGTACGCGACCCTAGCCTGGCCACTGACATCGCCAGTAAGGCCAAGCTGCAGGGTTCGCGCCGGTCGTTCTTGTTGAGCCATGCCACCGCCCCGTATGCCGGTTTCGAGCTGGGTGCAGTGTTCAGCCGGGTCAACTTCAACGCCGCGAACTCGACCATCACCGGCGAGTTCAAGAAGCTGCCCGGCATCGTTGCCGAAGACCTGACCAACACCGCCTACAGCGCGATGAAGGAGAAAGGCGCACCGTTCTACACGGTCGTCGAAACCGGTGGCCAAGTGGATGCCGGCCGGGTGATCAACTCCAAGTCGACCTCCAGCTACGGCGAGTTCATCGACGACGTGTTCAACCTGGATGGCTTCGTCAATACGCTGACCGTCAACGTGTACAACGCCCTGGCCAATGCCAAGAAACTGGGCCAGACCCCAGATGGCCAGCAGGTCCTGATGGATGCGGCCGCCCAGGTGGGGCAGCGCTACATTGACAACGGCTATCTCGGCCCGCGCACCTACACCAGCGAAGAGACTGGCGATGAACTGCTGAGCGATGGATACGAGATCCTGAGCAAGGCCGTCGACATCCTCGACCTGACCGATGCTGAGCGCGCAGAGCGTTTCTCGGCCCCAATCCGCATACGGGTATTCCGTGCCGGCGCAATTCACGCCGTAGACATCACCGTCGACGTCGAATAAGGAGAGCCAGAGCATGGCACTTAGTGACCTGTCTGTAGAAAACACGATCATCGTCCTGACTGGTGTCGGGGTCATCGATGACTGGGGCCGCACCGACCCGCCGTTCACCGTCGAGCCCATCGACGACCAGGCCATCCTGAGTCGCGGCCTGGGCGGCAATGCTGTGCGCTTCCACCGCAAGAATCCAGGTCTGCGCCTGACCGTGAACCTGATGCCTGGAAGCCCTCAAGCGTTGGCATTGCAGGCTCAGGTCAACGCCAAGTCCGAGGTTTCTGGCTCCTACGCATCCATCGCCGGCCTTGAAGGTGCCGTCTTCTCCGAGGGTGTCATCACCCGCGGAAAGTCCATGGCACGCGGCGGCCCGGGCATGAACGACGCCACCTTCGTCATGGAATTCAACAAGGATAAGGTCGTATGAATCAGGCGCAGGACTTCGTTCGCAAGATCGAGCATGAGGGCGTGACCTACACCTTCGGCATGCCCAGCGCCGAAAAACAGCGCGCTGTGCTGTTTCGCCTGGGCAAGTACGGGGTCGAGCCGCTCATTCGTGGCCTGGCCCAGGCAGAGCTTGGCGCCGCCTCGTCGGTGGCCATTGCCGGCCAGATCGTTGGTGTGATGCTCTCCCGGATCCCCGAGGATGACTTCAACTTCATCTGCGACACGATGCTGAGCCAGCTGCACAAGGATGGCCAGCTGGTAGGTATGCAGCAGTTCTCCGGCCGGCTGAAGACCTACTTCACCCTGGTGGTTCTGGCCCTCGGGAATGTGTTCGAGGATTTTACAAATCTCCTGATCCACTTCCAGAGCTCTACCGCTTCTCCGGACGAGCCAGCGCAGGATCAGGAGAGCAGTTAAATCCTGCTATTGACTGGTTCCTCTGGCGGCCGTGCATCGGCATACCGGGTTTGTGCCCTCCGCTGTGTACATACAGTCAGCTCCAAGATGGAACATACGATCTCGCCTGGGTGAAAAAAGCTAATTTCGCCCTAGACGAGATGCTGTATTTGAAAAAGCTGCAAGAAGCAGACTAAAGGGCCGACTCGGTTTTGCGAAGCTCTCGCTTCACGGATTCGAAGTCGGTTTTGAAGAAAATTAGTGGCGGAAGCCTTTCAACCTCGATTTTTGTTGATCCAGACTCAATTGAGTTGAGGAGAAGCGATTTTCCTGCCTCTGTAGATGGGTAGAAAATTCTATTGCCATCTACGCAAAATGACTGGAACTTCACGTATGTATCGTTTATCAGGTAAGGTGAAGAGCTGTCGGGGCCGCTATTGGATCTATGAGAGCAATGATCTGAATTTGGCTCCATGAGATTTAGAAATATCTTTCCCTTTGACATTGTTGCAATCAGAAATGGCGACGTCAGAACTTCAGGTGCTAGTGTGTAAGTGTCTGAAGAAAACCTTTTCCAGTTGCTTGCTTGGATGACTGGAGGAGCTGAGTTATGAACGAGTCTTTTAGGGTCGCTAGAGCATCGAATCCATCGTTGCTTGTAACCAGGATCACCAATTGGCCCGTAACACCAGCCAAGCTGCTCTAGTTTGGCAGTAGGCTTATTCATGTCGTAGCAAGCTGCATAGGTATAAGGATCATCGCCTCTACCTCTGCACTTGGAATGAAGATTATCAACTTCGATTATTAGTTTTTGAGCCTCCCCTGTGGGCTTGTCTGCATGCGCCGAGATAGATCCAGATAAGAGTAATATCGCCATCGGTATTGAGGTAAGAGTCTTTTTTAATTTTTTAAAGTCCATTCTGAGTCCTCCCAGCAATCATTATTCTAAGCGGCGTTATTGATTCCGCCTCGCCTCGACGCCAAGGGTATAGCCGTGAAGGTATTAGAGCAATTCATGATCGCTCTCGGCCTAAAGGTCGACGAGAAATCATTCCAGCAAGGCCAGAACGCGTTCACCGGACTGACCAACTCAGCCCTCAAGCTGGGTGCCGTGCTCGCATCGAAGCTAGCCATCGACAAGGTTGTGGGCGACTTCAAAAACGCCGGCACTCAGCTGGACAACTTCAACAAGCTGACCGGTCTGAGCACGCAGAACGTGCAAGCGCTGGGTCAGGCCTTTACGGCTATTGGCGGCAACGCATCCGATGCGCTTGGCACGTACCAGAAGATTCAGGATCTGATGAAGTCCCCCATGACGGGAGAAATCAAGTGGGCTGCAGAAGCTGCAAAATACGGTTTCGATCCAAACCTGGTAATTGACCCCGCGCAGGCTAAAAGCACATCCGAGGCGCTTGCCAATATTGCCGAAGGACTGGAAAAGCTTCCGCCTCTTCAAAAGCGCCTTGCTGCCCAGGCAATGGGTTTTAGCGATGACGAAATACGGATCTTGATCAAGGGCCGAGAAGAGGTTGAAAAACTGGCTGACCATTTGGGCAAGCTCGGCATCATGACTGGCAAACAGGTGGAGGATGCTGCTCGCCTGACCAAGGCGACCAGCGAGTTGAATCTCGTATTCACCGATATTGGCAACACGATCGCAGGCGAGCTGACCCCGGCATTTGCAGAAATGGCCGAGGACTTCACACAGTTCTATCGGGATAACAAAGAACTGATCCACTCCGGCCTCGAAAGCTTTTTCGGCGCAGTGGCGAAGAACATAGAAGGCGTGGCAGTAGCCATGGCCTTGATGGGCGGAGCTTCAGCTCTGAAAGGGCTTGCAGCGCTTAAGGCCATCCTAAGTCTGGGAAATAATGGAGCACCTCCCGTCCCGGGGGCACCCGGCGGGCCAGGGCCAAAAGGAGGTCCAGGATCTCCGCCTTGGATTCCTATTGCCGCCAGCACAACCGCTGTCGGTTTGCTAGCCGCTCTGTACTCGCCATCATTGAACGATGGAGAGAATGACGAAGTAGCAAAAATCCGGATGAAGAATGGAGGTGCGGACGGCGCTGGCGCGGTGATTGATTATCTGCGGTCGAAAGGGCTGTCTGACACCCTTGCCAAAGGCATAGCCGCCAACGTCCAAGCCGAGAGCAGTTTTGATCCTAAAGCCGTAGGCGACGGCGGAAAAGCTTACGGGCTTCTGCAGTTGCACCCTCCTAGGCAAGCGGACTTTGCAGCGTACTCTGGCAAGGATATTCGCCAGTCTACCTGGCAGGAACAGCTCGATTTTGCCGTGTACGAGGCGACCAAGGGCAATGAGAATAAAAACTGGGCAAATGTCGAGAATTCCCAGTCCCCAGCAGAGGCTGCGTACAACTACTCAAGGTACGTCATCCGGCCTGGTAAAGATGAAGCGACAAAAGAACTCAGGGCCCAGGAACGAGCGCAAATAGCCGCAGGGTACGGGTCACCAGTCCCGCAATCTCAAGCGCCTGTTCTCGACCTGAGCGACCCTGATCAATGGAAGAAAACTCAGGCCGAGCTCGCTAGCGGCCTGAGCATCATTGACCAGATCGATGCCTGGGCAAAGTCTCAGCGTCGAGCGCCGGAGCAGTACACAGCCAGTGATGTCGTGACGCCGGCGGCCTCGCCACCAGCGCCTGCGGCAAGCTCTGCTGCTTCCGGACAGTCCGTGCAGAACGTGGACAACCGCCAGTTCCACATCCATGGAGCCGATACAGAGAAAGTGAAGCAGCTCTATAACGAGCAGCTCAGTACTCTGATCGATCAGACCACTCAGAACTTCTGGAGCCCTGAGAAATGAGCATCATCGAAGGGGTAATGAGCATCTTCTCTAAGACTGTGCCGGCCATTGAATCTATTGAGTTCGATGCGAAGCTCGAGGGTGCGACCAGCAAGGCGGTGCAGCTAACTCAATACCCTGTCGAATTCGGCGCAAACGTAAACGATCACGCGATTTTGCTACCAGACCGTTATCTCTTGACTGGGGCGGTTTCTAACTCGCCTCTAGGTCTTGGATTGAATGACATCGGGATGATGGGAGCCGGCGCGGCCGCTACAGCAATAGGCGGCTTGGCGGGCGCGGCGATATCTACGGTATCCGCCTACCTTCTCTCAGGCAGTGAGGCAACGCGAGCCGAAACAGCTTGGGCATCGCTTACCGATCTACTTCAGTCAAGGACGGTTTTTGATCTGGTCACGGAGCTTGAGACCCTGCCTGACATGGTCCTCATTCGCCTTGACCAGAGGACACGCCCGGAAGATGAAGACGGCCTGATCTTCGTTGCAGAGCTTCAGAAAGTCAGAATCATAAAATCCCAGGTATCTCGCGGAGTTCAGACGCCAGAGCAGCTACTTCAAAACGATCCCGTGGCCACTCAGGGCGCGCCAATGGTCATCTCTGGGTTCGCTTCAGTTGAGATGATTTCATGAGCAGATTTCAAATAGAGGTACAGGCTCTCCCCGCGCAGACTTTAACCGCGCAGCTCGGCACCAACACGCTAACCCTGGAGCTGCAGTGGATGGTGCGGTTAGAAAACTTTCGAGTGAGCATAAGTACAGCCAATGGAGAGCCGCTTACCTCTGGGCGCTTTCTCCTGCCGGGCGTAAACCTGCTGGGAGGCCTGTACCCGCCGCCACGGGTTGCGTATGGGTCGCTAACTTTAGAAGGAAAGCAACCTACGCCTGACAATCTCGGTGTCGACAACATGCTGGTATGGTCAGATGAATGATGCCACATACATGCGCCGGTACCGGCTGAAATTCGGCAGGCCGACCGGAAACCTGACATACGAGATGAATCCCAGCCAGCAGAACCATACTGCAGACGGGTTGAGAATCACGTTCCAGGTCATCCATTTCGCCGGTAACGCATTCAGCGTTGCCGAGATCACAATCTACAACGTATCCGGATACACGACCCGTCAAATGCTTGGTGACGGCATAGAGAAAAAGTACGAGTTCATTTCGCTCGAGGCCGGGTACGAGAGCAATTTCGGCAGCATTTTCCTAGGCCGAATAACCAACGTGCAGAAGGTCATGGAGGACGGCGGCTCCACTAGGGGGGTGAAGTTCTTCTGTCGCGCCCTCGCTCAAGAGCGAGATGAGCGAATTATCAACCTGACCCTGTCACCTGAGACGGACCCCGTCCAGATCATCGAAGAGTGCGCGCAGCGCTTCGGTGGTGAGATCCAGTTCTTTGGCGACTTTGCGGACCTAAAACGGCGCTCGGGCGGAAGTGTTCTTCAGGGAAATCCCATCAGCTGCATGAACGAACTTGCGTCAACCTACGAGTTTGACTGGATGGTCGAGAACGGGGCAACCAAGATCATAAAAAAGGGTTTCGCGATGCCGGTTAAGGCCATCATCAGTGCGTCAACGGGAATGATCGGATCTCCAGTTGTTACTGACACCGAGGTGGGCATCAGGTGCTCTCTAAACCCAAAGCTAAAGCTCGGAGACACCATCAAGCTTGAGTCCATGGCGCCACAATTTGAGTTCTCTGGCGCGTACTTCTTCAGGGTGGAGAGGACTATCGGCGAGGCGCTCTACAAGGTCTATTCGCTGGCGTTCATCGGAGACTCTCATGGTGATCCGTGGGAAGCGCAGATCAGTTGCTTGCGACTTGGCGCAATGGCGCAGTCTGATATTTCAGAGAGGGCTGGGCGATGATAGACCCTATGGCATCACGCACCCGGGAGCAGTTCGCGAAGATGCTACGCGAGATCTTCGGTGAGTACCTCAAGGACAACGTCCGCACCAGCGTCCCTGGGCACGTCCTGAGCTTCGACCCGGCCAACCAGCTGGCCGAAGTGCAGATCGGTCTGATGATCGAGGACAGACAAGGCAACGCCGAGGCCCGCCGCCCCATCGTCCGGGTGCCAGTGCAGTTCTGGGGCGCCTCTGGTGGAACGCTTGAGTGCAGAGTCGCCCAAGGCACCGAGGGCTCCATCATGTTCTCTCAGGAGTGCATAGACTCCTGGGTTGACCAGGGTGGCGTTGCAGCCAAATCAGAGCCGCGCCGCTTCTCGATCAACGACGCCTACTTCATCCCAGGCGTACGCTCCGTCCCTGGAGCGATCACGGACTTCGCTAATGACGGTATACGCATGCGTAGCGTCGATGGGCTCGCCTACGCCTGGCTGAAGGATGACAAGACCGTGGACATGAGCAACGGTGCCGGCTTCATCACCATCGAGCCAGGCGGCACCGTCAACATCAATGGCGTGAGGATCACCCCGGCCAGCCTGGTGACGACCCCAAACGACGTGGTCGCCGGCCAGATAAGCCTCACCAAGCACAGGACCTCTGGCGTCCAGTCTGGCAACGGCACAAGCGGAGTACCCATCCCATGACCGTCCGCAAGCTCGACGCCAGCGGCGATCTGGCCATGGGCCAGGACAAGCTCCTGACTGGCTACTCAGCCGAAGAGGTCGCGCAAAACGTGCGCACCCGCCTCAAGTTCTTCCTGGGTGAGTGGTTTCTCGACACCACAGACGGCACCGACTGGTTCGGGGGCGTCCTGGGCAAAGGCTCGCGCCTGGCAACCCGCGAATCGATCATCCGGCGCCGCATCCTGCTTACTCCGGGCTGCGTAGGAATGACCGCGTTCAGCGTGACATCTGACGCGGTGACCCGGCAATTGACAGTGACCGCAACCATCACCAGCGCCTCGGGCGAGAGTGCAGACATCAACTTTGTACAGGCAATCGTCTAATGGCAAAAATCACCGATCAGGGCATAACCGGCTCATCGCTCAACGACTACCTGGCCGATCTCAAGACGCGCACCCTGGCTATCGACCCTGACTGGAACCTCGACCCAGACGCACCTGACGGGCAAAAGCTGGGCATCGATGCCGAGATGCTGGCCAACCTGGACGAAGGAATCGTGGCCGCCTACCGGGCCAAAGATCCCGACAGCGCCACCGGTGAGGCTCTGCGCAACATCGGCAAGATTTCGGGTGTTGCTATCCGGGATGCCACCTACTCAGTGGCGCCGGTAACCATCACTGGCACGGCCGGACTTGTGCTTCCCGCGAATTCCCAGATCCGCAGCAGGATCGACAACACGCTGTGGCTGACCACTGCCGCCATCGTGGTCGGGGTCTCGCAGACCGAAAGCGGGTTTGCCACCTGCGTTACACCCGGGCGTGTGCTGGCTGCGGCCGGTGAGCTGACGGTGATCGGCACGCCGTATCCTGGTTGGGCATCCGTGACCAATGCCGCCGCTGCACCAGGCGAGGATGCGGAATCCGACGTGGATTTCCGTGCACGCAGGAACAAGTCCGTGTCGCTGCCCGGCAGCAACATGAAGGACAACATGCAGGCGGCCGTGGCCAACGTTGCCGGCGTCACGGACGTGCGCATTCTGGAAAACTCCAGCGACGATCCAGTCGATCCCGATGGCATCCCCTACACGGCCATTGCCCTGATCGTGAACGGAGGCTCAGACCAGGACATCGGCCTGGCCATGTACTCCAAGTACAACCCCGGCACACCCATGTATCCGCGCTACAGCACCAAGACCGATACCTGGGTGGATCCGCCCGGTGCCAGCGGCGTCAAGGTCAAGATCGTGTCGCCTTCAACTGGCAACACCGAGACCATGACCTTCCAGCGGGCAGTCGCGCTGCCCATTTACGTAAATGTGGTTGTCCAGAGAAAAGGGAACCTGCCAAGCGATATCGAGCAGCGCATCAAGGACGCGATCGTCGAAGACTCGACCCGCAAGCTGTTCGCAGATGACGAGGTGACCGGGTTCAACCAGGGCGGCTACGACATTGGCGAGATTGTGCCAGTGGGCCGCCTGTACACCCCGGTCAACAAGGTGCTCGGGCAATACGGCGACAGCTACATCACCACGCTGACCATCGGCCGCAGCGCTGGCAGCCAGGGCGTAACGCCCATTCAGCCAGGCATCGCAGAGCTGGCCACCTTCGATCCTGACAACATCACCGTGTCGGTACCGCTATGAAAATGGACCACGTAGCACGCGCCAGGCGCAGGATCATCAATCAGTACCGTGGCAAGCAGCGCATGACGCGCTGGCTCACGCTCTCGCCCACGGTGGCCAATGAGCGGCTTGAGCAGCCAATCAGTCAGATTTACGCCGGCTACGACGTAGATGCGGTAACCGGTGAGGACCTCGACGTGATCGGGCGCATCGTTGGCGTGCCACGGCCAATACTGCGCGGCGCGGCCTACGACGTGTTCGGCTATGCCGGCAACGACAACTACACCAACTACAACGTCGCCCCCTACATCGGCGACGGCGCGTCGATTGATGCGCCCCTTAACAATGATTTGTACCGCAAGCTGATCAAGGCGAAGATCGCCCGCAACGTCAGCGACGGCACCAGCGACAGCATCATCAAGCTGCTCGAAGTGGTTATAGGGGTCAAGGTCACCGCCCTGAACAGCAACGGGGACAAGTCGTTCGATATCGGCATCGCCTCCGAGTTGGATAACACCACCCAGTTCCTGCTCGAGAACTTCGACCTGATCCCCAGGCCGCAGGGCACGCGCATCGGGCAGATCTACGTGCTGCCGACCAACATAGACGAGATCGAGCGCACATCGAGCCTGATCTTCAACTACGCCAACTTCACCCTGCCTGGAGACGTTTCCTGATGGCAAGAGAGCCTTTCAACACGCGCTGGGCGCAAGGGGTCGAGACCCAGGACAACGACAACACCTTCAAGACCCCGGATGCTGCCCGCCAGAATACGGGCTGGGAGGGCGGACAGGACAAGGACGCGCCGCGCGCGGGCCAGGAAAACTGGTGGCACAACCGGGTTGACTCTGCGCTGCAGGATCTCGAGCGCAAGGGTGTCATGCAGTATCACCCCCAGGCGATCTACTCCGTTGGCGCCCCGTGCTACACGCCCGAGGATGGGCTGTTCTACGAATCGGTCGCCAACAACAACGCCGGCAATCCGCCGGCATCGAGCCCCACCTACTGGCGACTAGTAGGGACGAGCCTCTACTCAAGCTTCCCTGTCGGCTGCTACATGGACGTTTCTCACAACGATTCGCCTGACCCTGGGTGGCTTAAATGTGTGGGTTCTGTCCTGCTGATTTCCGCATACCCGAAGCTCTACGCCAAGGTCGGCAAAAAATACAACATCGGCGGCGAATCAAGCCTGGAGTTCAGGATTCCCGATTGGCGCGCCCTGTTCCCCCGCTGTCTGGATGACGGTCGGGGTATTGACACCGGCCGCGTTCTCGACGGCATCCCGCAGCCAAGCCAGAACCTTGCTCACACGCATGGTGCTTCCACTAACTCGGCGGGTCTGCACAGCCACACGGTCAACCTGTTGCGCGACCGTGCGGGCGTTGTGGACGAGCGAAACGCCGTCTATGGCGACGAGAACTATTTCGGTTCTGATAACAAGACCACCAACTCAGCAGGCGCCCACACCCACACCGTGAGCGTCAACTCCAGCGGCGGCTCAGAAGCGCGGTCAACCAACGGCGCCCAGGTCAGATGGATTCGCTACCTATGAACCAGAAAACCGTTTACCAGTACGACATCAACGGGTTCTACCTCGGCGAGACAATAGCCGAACGCGACCCTCAAGTGCCTGGCAACTGGCTGCTGCCTGCCCGGTGCACTGAAACCAAGCCCCCGATCTTCACCGCCGGCAAGCTGCCGAAGTGGGTCGGCTACAAGTGGAAACTGATCAGCCCATAGGTGAGATATGGAACGCAAGGCAAAGAGACGCTTCACCGACAAGATGGAGCTTTTCTGCCTCGCCTATGTCGAGACCGGGAACGCCTCCGAGGCTTACCGGCGGTCCTACAACACCGCCAACATGGCCGACAAAACAGCCCAGCGAGAGGGCTACAACCTCCTGCAAAACCCTCTCGTTCAAGCACGCATCGAAGAATTAAGGATCAAGGTCATGGAACGTCACGAAATCACCGTGGACACGCTCCTGGCTGAGCTGGAAGAGGCGCGCCTGCTCGGTAAGGAGACCGGGAAGGCATCGGCCATGGTCACGGCCTCAATGGGCAAAGCCAAGCTTCTGGGCCTGGACAAGCAGATCGTCGAACTGACCGGCAAGGATGGTGCCCCCATCGAGACGAAGTCCACGGTCAAGGTGGATCAGGAAGCCCTTGAGTCCGTCCTGGCACGCCTATGACAGCACTCCTCGATTGGGAAGCCATGAGCATCGAGGAGAAGCAGGCCGCCAAAAGCATCAGTGAGCACTCGCCGCTTTCGTTCATGAGGGTGTGGTTCCAGCTGAATCAGGACATGAAGATGCTCTGCAACTGGCACCACCGCTACATGGACCACACCGCGCTGCGCGTGCTCAGCGGCGATCTGAAGAACGTCGTGTTCAACATGCCACCGGGTGGCACCAAGACCGAGTACTGGTCTATCCACCTGCCAGCCTACGCCATGACCGTGCGCGACCGCACGCGCACGCTGAACGTCTCCTACTCGAACTCCCTGGTGGTGGAGAACTCCGGCCGTATCCGGTCGATCGTCTCCAGTCCTGAGTACCAGGAACTCTGGCCTGTCTCGATGGGCAAAGCCGATGTCGAGAACTGGTCGCTGATCGACGAGAAGGGCCGCACCCGGCACCAGCTGTTCAGCCGCTCCACGGGCGGCCAGATCACCGGCTGCCGCGGCGGCTACATCTCCAAGGACTTCACCGGCTTTATCAACTTGGACGACCCGGAGAAGGCCGACAGCGCTTTTTCGGCGACCATGCGGGCCAAGGCCCAGCGCATCGTGACCAACACGCTACGCAGCCGCCGCGCATCGCCTGACACCCCTGTCATCTGCACCCAGCAGCGCCTGCACACGGACGACGTGTCCGGATTTCTGCTCAAGGGTGGCATGGGCCTGGATTTCGCCCACATCAAGGTCCCGGCCCTGGTGACACGCGAGTACATCGCCAGTCTGCCGCCGGAGATCCGCGAGCACGCCGAGCGCGACGTGTTCAGCGGCCCCTCAGTCGTGCGTGGCGGCGTCGAATACTGGTCCTACTGGCCTGCCAAGGAATCGGTCTACGATCTGATGGCCTTGTGGGACAAAGATGCCTACACCATGGTCAGCCAGTACCAGCAGGAGCCTGTGGCGCTTACTGGCGGCATGATCGACCCCGACTGGTTCAAGACCTACGAGCAACTGCCGTTCTTGGTCTGGCGTGGGGTCTACGTGGATACCGCACAGAAGACCGGTGAGCAGCACGACTTCTCGGTGTTCGCCCACTGCGGCCTGGGCGTGGACGGGAACCTCTACATAATCGAGATCGTGCGCGGTAAGTGGGACGCCGGCGACCTGGAGGCCGAGGCGCTGCGCGTCTGGGAACGCTGGAAGCCGTGGGACCAATTCCGGCCTGCCACGCTTCGTTACATGAAGGTAGAGGACAAGTCGAGCGGTACGGGACTAATCCAGACCATCAGCAAAAAGGGCTCAATTCAGATCGAGCCCCAGCCGCGCGGGCCGAACTCCAACAAGGTGGTGCGCTGCATGGATGCGGTGCCTTGGTTCAAGTCAGGCCGGGTTTTTGTGCCTGCGATATTCGACGACCAAGGCAATGCAATAAAGCATGTGAAAGACCACCGGGGCGAGATCATCGGCCCGACCGAATGGGTAACTCCATTCCTAACCGAGGCCTCGGGCTTCACGGCTGACGACAGCCACGACTTCGACGACCAGGTCGACACGATCTTCGACGCAGTCGCCGACATGCTCATTTCGGGCGGCGGCAACTTCTTCTCCAGCAGCTGGATTTAAACCCCCATCCGCCGACCGCGCCTGGTCGTGCTCATCAAATTCGCCCCAAGGAAATGACATGGCTGACCAAACTCAGCGTCTTGAAATCGCGACTGTGCGCGCGGAAGTCGGCAGCAACATCGTTTACCGCTTCGCCAATGATGCCGTGGGCGCTGACCAGATCCCGACTCAATCGGGGCCGATCCAGAACCTCAAGCAGGTAATCCTGGAACTTCAGGAGGAGGCCTCTGAGAAAATCAGCATCTCCACGACGATCTACACGACCGTGGCGGCCGGCCTGGCCGCGAGCGCCGATCAGGAAATCTTCCTCGTTCAGTCGAATGATGCCGACGAAATCTACGCGGTGTGGAAGAACGAGGCTGGCACCGCCGTAAACACTGGCAAGACAGCCCTGTCAGCCACCGCCATTCAAACGGCGCTTGACGCCTCCAACGAGGCCGCGCAGGCGGCAGAAGACGCTGCTGATGTAGCTACAGAAAGAACTGCAGGCTTCCTGGCCCCGTCGGCCACGGCGCCGGTGCTGCGTGACAACGGGATGCCCCTGCAGCCAGGCGACCGCTATTTCAACACCGTCGAACAGGCCGAGTACATCTACAAGGCTGATGGATGGGAAGCTAACGACAGCCTGCAGGCTATTGCTGATCTTCAAAATAGTACCGACCCAGAGAAAGGAGCATCTCAAATTGGCTGGGATGGTGAGCCTGTCAGTGCGCAGATGGACCTTTCAAAGCGAGTCTTGGATTACGCAGCGCTACGATCATATGCGGGCACGGCAACGAGACTGGAGGTGGTCAAAGCAGGAATCTTCGGTACATTCCTGAAAAAACCTTTTGCTAGCGGGGATGCTGACAACAACGGGACAACATTGGTCTCGACGGATGGGCAGTTCACCTACACAAGAGTATTTAATGGAGACTTTGATGTTCGCTGGTTCGGAGCGCAGCTAGCTGGAGGTGATGATTCCGCAGCAGTCCAGGCTTGTATCAACTCCGCCCCGATTGGTAGCAAGATTGTTATCGCAGCAACCCCTGCAGGCGCGTTATTGTCAGGACTGGTCGTAAACAAGCAGGTCCACATCATAGCGGACGAGGCAAACCTTAAGCAGAAGGCCGGGTCCACAGCTCCCATGATTACATATCTTGGTGTCGATGGATTTAGACTTCGCGGACTTAGGGCAAACGGGAACAAGGCAAACCAGGCAACGCAGACAAACGTCATCGAGGTGAAGAACTGCTCTAACTTCAGAATCACTGACGTTGACATCGACGGTGCGAGCTATTGCGGTCTGAAAATTGATGGGAATGTCGACGCACACCCCACACGATCCTACCTTCGCAGGGTTCAGGCAATCAGAAGCGGTTACACAGGCATCCTGCTCTACAATGCGCGCAGGCTGAACCTGCAGGATTGCAACAGCAGCGATAATGGCGGTTATGGGGTTCTATACGATAGCTCCATCGCTGAAGCTGGTAGTGACATAGTAATCTCGGATGGAAACTACGATTACAATGTCTACGCTGGGATATGCTTTCCGTATTTTGACTACACAGGCCTTCTAGGCAAGTGCCTTAAAGTGCAGATCAAAGGAGCGAGTGTTTGTAACAATACTTCAAATGGCATGATACTGCAGGGTAAGGACAAGTCAGTTGCGGGTGGCTGCGCTAACAATAACTCAATAACCGGAATTCTTGTAAACGGCAAGCAATGCAGTGTTGTGGGTGTAGAACTAAAATACAACGGTAGCGTTGGGATTGATTGGGGTGACTGCGAAGACATCACGTGCACAGGAAATTCCGCTTTTGGCAACGGGGATATGGGGATCGAGGTAAACTCATGCCTGCGGGGTGTCGTCACCGGGAACACCGTCAACGGAAACAACACAAAAATCAATGGTATTAAAGCAGGAATTGTGCTTCACCTTGGCACGGGCGGCTATCCATTCACTGGGCCAAGCTCTGGTATTGCTGTGACTGGCAATTACGTAGGTCCCGGGCCTAACCAGGATTATGGGATTCTGCTGACTGGAGATACGTCTGATAACGTGGTGGATGCCAACGCGTGCACGGGCTCCGGTGCAGCCCAAGACATCCGCTGCATATCCGGATACAACACCATCAAGCCCGGAGCTAGCCGCGCGAGTCATAGGGGGTCCCTAACGCAGATCACTATAGCCACGGCAGCCACAGTTACAATTCCGGATGCCGCAGAGGTGATCTACCTCACAGGTTCAGTAAACGTCTCGACCATTACTGGGGGTAACCTCTCGGCGGGAAGGGAGATTACGCTAGTGTTCAGCACATCAGTGCCACAGATCCTGAATACTGGGAATATCCTGACTGCCGTGAATCCAGTAGCCAACTGGCGCCCGATACGACTTACATACATAAAGTCACTTGAAAAATGGGCTGTGATGGAGACGAAGACTTTCTAGTGCCACCTAGATCGGCAGCATAACCCATGTACAATGGTCGACAAAATGACTAACGGCATAGCCGACCAATCGCATGGAGTGAATATGTTCCCAGGTCCAGCCTCAACCAAGAAGCATATCATCGAAAAATACTCACGAGCTTACCTAGATTTCGCTTGTGGAGATTACACCTATGGGATGCCGAGACTGGAGCTGGGGCGTGACGATCTGCCACGTCGCCTTCACATCGGCGAGTACTGTTCCATCGCCTTTGACACCACCATTTTTGTGGGGCGCCAAGGCCGGCATCCGTTAGACACCCTGAGCACCTATCCTCTGGTGATGCTTTTCTCGCAGCTGCATGACAAGTCTCCGGATAGCGCTGCGGATGCTGCTGGCCTCACCCAGTCGGCCTACAACGATGGAAATCTCGACGTAATCATAGGTAGCGATGTTTGGATCGGTGCGCAGGTCACGATCATGGCAGGCGTAACCATTGGGCATGGCGCAGTGATCGCTACCGGCGCGGTGGTAACTGGAGATGTTCCTCCATATGCGATATATGGCGGTGTGCCAGCTAAGCTGATCAAGTACCGGTTTGATGAGGCTACGATTGTTCGGCTGCTGAAGTCAGAATGGTGGCGGATGACCCCTGAAGAACTCTGGGGAAAGCTAGGATCGACGGCAATCTCGGTTCCACTGGCTGCGTCTTTGGCGTTGCTTGATTAAACCCGTAGTAGCAAGATTAATTCAAAGACCCGCCAAGTGCGGGTTTTTTTACGCCTGGAGAAAATGGATGCCGATCACTGAGCAGCAGCTGCTGCAGGTTCTACCCAAAGCCCGCCCTGTTGCGGGCGTTTTTTTGCCTGCGCTGAACCGCGCCGCCGCGCGCTGGAAGATCGACAGCCGGCTGCGTCTCACCGCCTTCCTGGCGCAGATCGGCCACGAGTCTGGGCAGCTGCGCGTGCTGGTGGAGAACTTGAACTACAGCGCCGAGGCGCTGGTGCGCACCTGGCCCAGCAGGTTCACCGCCCAGACCGCGCAGGCATATGCTCGGCAGCCGGAGAAGATCGCCAACCGCGTCTACAGCGGCCGCATGGGGAATGGCCCCGAGTCGTCTGGCGATGGCTGGCGGTACCGGGGGCGCGGACTGATCCAGCTGACCGGTCGCGACAACTACCGGGCGGCCGGCGCCGCGCTGGGTCTGCCGCTGGAGGACCATCCGGAATTGCTCGAGCAGGCCGAGCACGCGGCACAGTCCGCTGCGTGGTGGTGGGCGAAGCACGGGCTCAACGAGCTGGCCGACGCCGGGCGCATCCAGGACATCGGCAGCATCATCAATACCGGCAAGCCTGGGCGCGTGCCGCATGGCGCGGCTGAGCGAAAGGCATTGTACGACATTGCCGTTCGGGTGCTGGCATGACTGACGTGGCGCTACGCCTCGCCGGGGCCGGCCTGCTTATCCTGCTGGGCATGGCCGTGGGCGCCTGGGCGACTACTCACCATTTCCGCCCGCTACTGGACGATCAGCAGGACAAGGCCGCCCAGTGCGCCGCCGCGCGCGACAACCTGGCCGGGCTGGCCACGGAGCAGGGGAAAGCCATTGGCGACCTGATGCTTGCCGCTGCCAACCGCCAGGCTGCCGCCGAGCAAGCCGTGGGCGTGGCCAAGGCCAGCGCCGACGCCGACTACGCCGCGGCGAACCGTCTGCAGCAGGAGATAACCGGCGGCGACCAGTGTGCCGCTGCCACTTCGATCATCGACAAGGAGCTTGGCCTATGAGGGTGCTGCTGATTGTTTGCGCGCTGGTGCTGGCCGGCTGCGCGGGCCGAGCTGAACCTGAGACCCAGTACGTCCGCGTCGAGGTGCCGGTTCAGGTACCGTGCCGCGCGCCTGAGGTGGCCGTGCCGCCTTGGGCAGCGGCTGGCCTGCGCAAGACTGACAGCCTGGAGGTGAAGGTGCGCGCTCTGCTGGCCGAGCGGCGGCAGCGCATCGGCTACGAGAAACAGCTGGTAGCCGCCGTCGGCGCTTGCCAGTAGCATGCTGCGCTCTCCGGCTTATACTTACCTCTCCACCAAAGGGAGAGACGGGATTGAGCAGTCGTCAAAGCAGTAGCCAGCCAGGCGAGTTCTTGCCCGGCATCATCTTGCCGCCGGCAATCCACGGCCTGCTGCGCAAGCGCCTGGCTGAGCTGGACATGTGCGATACCGCGGTCAACTGCATGATCCTCCAGGCGCGGACCGAGAGCCTGGTCGAGGCGCTGGAGATCCTGAAGGCGATCCCGGCGCGGGACGTTGAGCGGCTGTATGTGCTTATCGACAACATGACGCAGGACCGGCTCGATGCGCTTGGGTCGACTGCATGA